GCTGTATGAACAGCGACAAAGCCGCACAATTCACAGTATGTCTTTTTATGAACGCGATAGCCGTTCTCTCTACATTTCCAGCAGCATTTATCGTACATCTGTTTACCGGCTTTTGTAAGCCCCTTTGTTCGGCACAATGCCCCACACTTGCAAAGCATTCGTTTATATTGAACCATTAGTAGTAGCCCTTTCGCTGGAAGTGAGCCCACGCCTTGCAGGCCGTACCGTACCGATGCTTAATATACTTGATACCTAAATCTATCTGTCTATACGGATCTTGTGCTTTAAGCTTGAGTAGCTGAGGTATGCCATATGCAGTAGAGGTAGGGTTATCAGCTCTGGGGTTCCATCTGCTCTCGCGCATCCACAACAGTTCGAGGCAACGGTATTGCTTAGCATCTACGATCTTTATATGGGCATAGAGTTTGTAGTTGTTTATGTCTGTATATGTAGTCACTGCCATTACATTAGGTGTAGAGCCATATACACAATACCCGGCCAATAGCACAATGCCCCCAGTTCGAGCTATTCGCCTAGCGGCTCTACCTGAGGTCTTTGAGCGTACCGTACCTGTCAAGGGTGGGGATAACTTTAAGCGCATAATACGGCGTGTCTAATTAGTTATACACAGTATTAATAGGGGTGTGGATAACACCTGTGGATAACTATTCATCTATAATCCAAAGCAATAGCCGCAGATATAGGCAGATATCCAATTACTTTATTAGTAAAGGTAAGAGTCTGGCCAAAGCTTTTAGCAGGCAAAATAGCCGTACTCCACTCAATATCGCGTTTGGTTATATCCCATAGATAGATCCCAAGCGGCGTAGAGTTTAAATATGCAGCTTTATAATCTAGTCGATCAGCCATTTCTATTAGGGCATCGTACTTATCCTTTTCGATCATCATATGAGGATAGTGCGCTCTCCTGCATTTAAGCTCTATTACCGCCTCGCCCCAATTAGTAACTGCATCTATTCGGTCATAATGATCAGGAGAGTAATCAAGATCTGGCCAGTAGTTAGCCCTTAGATAATAGAATAGATCCGCTTCGGTTAACTCCCAGAGCTTAAGATCTACCACTGATTATCTGCTAACTGGCATACGCCCATTACTCCGCATACAGTACATTGAAGTACCTTTACATTAGGCGGTAGCCGGTCATCAACTGAGCGCACTATCTGATCCGTAGCCTTCTTACATATCCGGCAAGGGTGGCGATAGTGTTTCAAGGTAGAGCTTACGCCCGGCATTTAGCGCATACCCAGATAGCAGGCTCTCCACCTGTTAGGCGAATTAGTAAGCCGCCTTGTTTTGGCTCCCAACTAAAACATTGATCGCATTGATCTATCGGGCTACTTGTCTTGGTGCCGTCATCGTGGATAGTAGTAGCGATACCGTTCGATATGTAGGTTATTTCACCCATCCCTAGACCTGCGGCTTCCACTTGCCACTACTTGATAAGACATACCAAGCAGGCTCGCATTGTTCGGCTTTATTTTTGACGGTGCAGCGATACGCGCCCCACGGCTTACCTGTGTTTTTTCCTACACCTTCGCCCCATACCATAAATCCGTGACGGCACTCCGGTATCCGTTCAGAGCTCTCATCTACGGATGATCCGTAACTCGGTACCCCTGCTTGTTCTGCTTGTGAGGCGGTGGTGTAGCTGGGTATATTCCAAGTATCGGCATTAGGTACGTTTTCCATCTCCTCAAAACTAGCCCGAGGAGTGCCAAGCTTTGCCGCATAATTGGCATTAGCTAGAGCCCTACCGTAAGCGGAAGTTTCGCAAGACTCTAAGGCGAAAGGCTTACTTGCTTTTTCTTGCGCCCAGCCGACTGTAAAAGGGTAATCATCCGGGGCATCTTTATATACTGAAAACCTAACGCGCACATATTCAGCGCCCTCGATAATAATATCCCAGACTTGCGAGTCAATTCTAAAATTAGGATGCTCTAAGACAAAGAGCTCTATACGTTCTGCCACCGTTGAATAGTTGGCTAGGTCGAAGGCCATTTACTCATCCCTACTAATAGGATGACGTGAGACTGCTCGGCCGTTTATGTAACCCTCACGGCGGCCTTCCTTAAATCCTACCGAGTAAGAGATTAGCGAGAATAAGATTATCGATATCGACATAAGCACAATTATGGATACCTCGTTGGCCGTCATTTCGTGGCCATCGCACAAGCTAGATCGGCGACTCGATCATAAGTATCTACTGAGCAAGTAACTTTACCCTTGCGTATCATCGCCTCGATATTTAGATAACGCTCTGCGATTTTGTTGCGGTACTTGCGTGGAATAACTGGCACAAACTTTATTAGCTTGTATGTAGCCCAATACTTGAGAGTACTGTCTTGCATTGTATAGTTCATAGTTAGCCCTTTGTTAAGGCCGAACCTACGCTAGTAGCCCCGGCGTTTGTGTTATTAGTATGACCCCTACCGCTGACATATTGCAAGAGACTCGCAGGGTTTTTACTTACTTAATCTGGCCTCTAATAGCAGCTCATATATTCGATCTACCCTTACCTCTATACGCTCTACTCGCCCGTGTAGGTTATGCCCGCCGTTGCCGTCAGGCTTAAGCTCTGAAAGATAATACTTTATGACCCGGCGAAGGAGCCCAGCTAGTAGCCCCAAAATAGCGCACCCGCCTAAGGTAACGCCGATTACTAGCTGAGCCGTCTCCATCTACTTAGCCGCTGCGATCTCGTCAAAGGTGACCGAGACTCGGCCGCCCTCTGTAAAGCCATCCCAAGCCAGTATTTCATAGCCGCCGTTGCCTGTTTGGCTCCATACCTTATCGTCAGCATCCCATAGAGCCGTGATGGTTGTCGGTGACTCCCAGCCCTTATCCACATATACCCCAGCTTCTGGCCCCGCGCTTATTCCGCCCTGCATATACCAAATATTATCTGTCTCGTAAAAGCGCAACGCGTTAGCGTTATTTGGATCGGTCAAGGAATCCGATACCCATACCGCGCCGGGCTCAACCGTTGCTAGTAGCCCGAGTGAGTTATTAACTACATCAATTTTATACTTTGTATTGTTAGTAGTCTTTATACAAAGCGCCCAGCTCATATAGCGCCTACCCCGTACTCGCTCTGCTTTGGATCTACCGCCTTTAGTATCGGCCCAAGTAGTCCAGCAATAAAGGCGTTAGCTAATACTTTCGGATCCGTAATACCTGCCATAGCAAGGGCTACTACGGCTGCAAGTGCTGCCCTTAGGTATGACATCGCCGCGCTAATTAGTTTTGTTTTCATCTTTTGCTCCTATTCCAAGCTTTAGAGTCAAGGCGTTAGCCTTCTTTAGATTTACCGTAACCTCGAAGTGCATTTCATCTTTGCGCTTTACATAGTCTCCGCCCCACTTGAGCCCGTACTTCTTAGCAAGGGCTCGGAGCATCGGTACCTTCTCGGCTGGGAAAGTTCCTACCGCCCCGAGAGGATGCTTAGTTGCATTTAGATCTATGGCAGTTCCTGAACTGTGGCAGCTGAGTATTTTCTCGCTACCTCTCACCATCCGAAAGGCGTAGCCCCAGTCATCAAAAACTCCCGTATCTATCGGCTCTATTAAGTTATGAAACTCGGAAGCGAAGGCGGCTAATAGGTGTCCCACGCTTTCAGCCGCCCTCACCTTTCGATCCGTACCTTTTATAAGGTAGGACTTTATACCGATCTCGGCAGGATCCTTAGAGGCTGGGTATCCGTTATAACTTGTAAGGCTCACTCGGATAACTCCTACTAGATTTTGTCATCAGCCGATTAGTAGCTTTGCTTCATCTGCCGTAATGCCTAGCCTTGCCAGTAGTGCCGCCTTTTGCGTGGCGGCTGCATCGGTGATGGCTGCGATTTCAATATCCAAATCACTTGATTTTTTTAAGTCTAATATTTCTTGGTCTTTTTCCACTTTGTTTAGTTCGCGTGTAGTTTCTTCACCTGTTTTACAATTAACTATTAGTTTACTCATTATGATACTCCGTATAATCTGATTGATTTGTTTGTGTCGGTGTACAACAATCCTGAACCAAATTCTCTGTAGAAATTAATAGACGAAATCGCGGTTGTTGATTTGTATGTGCCATTTACAAAAGATGTAGTGATTTTAGCGTCGGTGCTATTATATTGCGTTGAAGCGAAGGTGTAGTCTTTGTATAAAGTCGAACTGGAGTAGTTGTAAATAGTTAAAACTCCGATTGAAGGAGTGGAAGCAGATTGGGCTTTATTTATGAATTCACACAGATAAAATATTTCAGCGAAATCGGCTCCGGAACTCCTCGTGGAACTAGGAATGGCGTCTTCAATAGACGTACCGTAACCAAGATAGTTCGTGCCGCTATCATTATTAAATCTAGTGGCAAATCTTGTATTACCCGAAACATAGGCGTTCCAAGTTAAAACTAAATTTTTATATGTGGCAGGTATACTTGATAAAGATAAAGCATCTAAGGCACTTGCTGTTGTATTAGAAATCAGAGTAATACCACCACCAGCAGCAGCCCACTTCAACCCCGTTGCCGTAGTGCTATCTGCCGTAAGGACTGTTGCGTTTGCCCCGACTGTTAAGGCTTGAGCCGTGTTACTTCCTGTACCTGCTAGTAAATCGCCTTTGGCCGTTGTTGCTAAAGTCAATGCTGGTACTGGCCCAGTTAGTGAAGTGCCTGCTATTCCGTTGCTTACGGTAATTCCTGTTACATCCCCTGTAGCACCTGAAAGCACCCAAGCCGCGCCATCGTAAAACCAAGTCGAATTAGTATCTTTGGTAAAAGCGAACTGCCCCTCTGCTGGTACGGTAATAGCGGCGTTGCGGGCTGCCTCTGTTGCAAAGACTAAAATACCCTGCATAAGGTAGCCGTTAGTATCGCCAGCCGTGAGGACTTCCCCGGTGGTAAAGGTCTTAAATCCTAACCCTGCTGCCATTTCCTTACTCCTTAATAACTCAATACGGACGTATCAAGTATCCCGTACAGTTCTGAGTTTAGTATAAAAGAGTCGATTATCGGCTCTAGTGTCGTAAAAGTTGTCCGCCAAGAATTAGGCGTAACGTTATGGGCTACCCCGAAAACTTGCAGAGTTTTAACTAATGAGGATCCCCCGGGCTGGGTAGTAGTAATTGTTACTGGGTCAAAAAAATCTAGGTCAAGGGCAGCGATAGGCCCGGGATCTGTTGAGTATTGGTAAAGGTTGAGCTCTATGGAATCGCAGCGGATA